GACCTCTTAGATCGTTGAATAAGTTTGTGGGCCCGGCCAGTGTCGTCGGGCAGTGGAGCTGTTTCAACTCTTCATCACACAACATGTTTATTGGGATAGTTAACAGAGTCCTGATGATCAAGAATCCCGGGTTTTCGTATGGAACGCTGATTGGTAAATACCATTGGCTACCAAAACGATTGCTTGAGAAACTTGAGTCTCAACCTATGGGGGATTTAGAGCAATCTGAGTTCTTCCCAAGCAAGAGATTACATCCTGTGTGGTACGGTGACTTACAGAGCGTGGGAAGGCGGTTGGCTCGGGTTGTCAAGGTGAAGAAGATCTCTCCAGAGGAGTTTGTGGAAAGTAGACCTAAGGGTAAATACCAGGTCTACGTTGAAGCTCTCCAGGAGTTGATTGATAATAGGAAACTTTCCCCGAAAGACGTACATGTTAACATTTTTGTAAAATGGGAACTAGTGCAGGCATCGGATAAGGACCCTAGAATCATCTCGCCAAGATCGCCCAAGTACAACATACTTCTCGGTCAGTACATTAATAAACACAATGAACTGGCTGTTTACAAGGGTATAGACGCACTATGGGGAGAAGAAACGGTTTTTAAACATTGTACTCTTCTGGCGATGGCTCGGGAGATAGTGAGGAAATGGAATTCCTTTTCCTGTCCAGTAGCGGTAGGGCTGGACGCTAGCAGGTTTGACCAACATGTATCGAGTGATGCTCTGCAGTTTGAGCACTCAGTTTACAAGCGATTGTTTCCTGGGTGTCGAGAACTTCATGATTTGCTTAGGTGCCAACTTGTAAATTATTGCAAGGGGAAAGGTGATACCTATGATTTTGAATATAAAGCAACTGGAAGGATGTCCGGTGATATGAACACATCTGTTGGGAATGTGATTTTGATGACTAGCGTTTTGCTACATTGGAAAGAAGTTTTAGGACTTAATTTCAAGTTAGTGAACAATGGTGATGACTCGGTAGCAATAATGGACTTGAAAGAACTCCCCAAATTTTTGGAGGGTTTTGACTTGTTCTTTACCTGTTACGGGTTCAATATGGTGGCTGAACAACCAGTTTACTCTGTTGAACACATCGAGTTTTGTCAAATGAAACCAGTCCATCTTGACATAGGGTGGATGATGGTTAGAAAACCAGTGAGTGTGTTTAAGGATATGATAGCCATTTCAACCAGAGGCGTAGCACATTATGACAACTATTTAAAAGATGTCGGCATGTGTGGTCTCTCTTTGTACGCAGCTTGCCCTTTAGTCGGGGTTTTCTATGAGACCCTAAGCCGAATGGGAGAGGAAAGATTAGAGGGTGAGTTACAAGGGGGATTAGCTTATTGGATGAAGCAAGGGGATGTCGAGAAATTGTCTATTGTTCCGGGCAATTATTCGACTGGCAGCCTCTTGAGTTATTGTAGAGCTTTTGATTTGAGTCCTTCAGTCGTAGGTGAGTTTGAACAACGAGTGAGGAAGAATCTGCTAGACGCTGTGTCTTGGCTGTCGCTCTTGTGTTAAAATGAATAACACAAGTAAGAAGAATAATGCTAGGAACGGGGGACCCGTAAGTACCCCCACCAGTCTGGAATTCATCAACACCGGGCATGCGGCCCAAGCGCGGTATTTGGCGGCCTTGGCCAACCCATTTGCTTCGCCGGCCGTGCCGATTCCTG